ATCGTCGAGCTGGTCAGCGTGAACTGCTGCTTCTACGTCAAGTCGTGGCGGTCCAATGACGGGTTCCTCGGCGACGGCTCATTCGCCGCGGGGATCCGCGCGACGGAGCTGCGGCCCGGCCGGGACGTCGGCACGTCGCTGGCCACGGGCGTGTCCGAGGCGCAGTTCGAGCTGCTGCGCTGGTACTTCGTCGAGGTGAACGACGATACCGGCTATGACGCGGCGGCTGAGGTGATCGCCCGCGCGGTCGCGAACGTCGCGCCGGGCACGCCGGTGCAGGGCGGCAGGCCGCGGCCCGCGATCGAGTCCCGGGACCTGCTGGAAGACCTCGGCGAGGTGCTGGGCACCGAGCGGGCCAAGCTCCGCGACGTCGTCGGGCTGCTGCGGGGCCTGGCGCCGGCGTGGGGCCGCTACCAGCGGATGACGGCGAAGCAGCTGGCGGCCGACCTGCGTGGCCTGGACGTGCGGACGGTGAACTCCAGCGGCACGCCGTGGCTCGAGCCCGTCGAGGTGCACCGCGCCATCGCCGGGCGGGCGACGGCGGACTTGGACGACGATGAGTGACCGCAGCTGTGAGGGCGCCGTGGCCTCAGTGGGTTTTCCCACCGCCAGCCAGCCCGGCATCACTTGCCTGCTGACCTGCGGAAGTGATGTCGGTGAGGTACCCGGGGCCAGTGAGTTCCGGCTGGCCGCCGTGCCCGTAAACGCGCGTCCCCGGAGAGGCCGGGGAAGTCACCACCGAAGGGAAATGACCATGGGCAAGATCAGCGACCTGCTAGGCAAGGCCAAAGACGAGGCCAAGTTCCTGGCCGAATCACCCAAATCCAAGGACTTCGGGAAGTCCAAGGAGGACTGGAAGGCCAGCAAGGACGCCCAGAAGGGCAGCGGCAAGGGCAAGTAGCCCCGTGGCCGCCTGGCTCCTCATCCTCGCCGTGGCCGCTGCCGTGGTGGCTGTGCTGGCCGTCCGCGCCCGGTTCCTGCCGTGGGGGCCGTGCCCGCGGTGCACCCGCAAGGGCCGCGGCAAGGCGGGCCGCGGCCTGGGGTCCGGCGGCCAGGCGTGGAGCAGGTGCGGGCGGTGCGGCGGCACCGGCGAGCGGATCAGGCCGCTCGCGCTGATGTGGCCGCAGCACCGGGAGGCGGCCCGCAAGCGCAAGCGGGAACTGGACAGGAGCAGGCGATGAAGGATGCCGGCACGCACCATCACGGGCCGCTGGCCGGGCTCGGCGCCGGGGCCGCCGCGGTGCTGTTCGCGTCCGTCGTGCTCGCGCTCGCCTGGCACCGGGTGGCGGGGCAGGTCGCCGCGGGCATCACGGTGCTGGTGTACGCGGGGATCACCGCGGTGTGCGGGCTGGTGCTGGCCGCGCTGTTCTACGTGGTGCTGTGGCTGCGGCACCGGGTCCGCTACCCGGAGACACTGGCGCCGCGGCAGGCCCCGGCCGCGGAGGACGCCCTGCCGGCACTCGAGGCGGCCTCCGCGGAACCTCTCGCGATCGAGCCGCCCCGCGTCTACCTGAATGTCACGCCAGGCCAGCTCGCCGCCATCATGCGGAATCACGTCGAGGAGCGATAAAACGGCCATGACAGCAAAGGCACCCCCGCACGCGAACGGGCACGCCCCGCCGGCGCTTCCCGCCCTGGCGCCGTTCGCCGTGCCCCGGTCCGGGCCCGCGTCCGCCTGGCCGCAGCAGGACGATACCGGACAGTCCCGGACGGCGGCGGACGATCCCGGACGCTGGCGGCTAGCCCTGACGCTGCCCGACGGCGACGTCATGATCCGCGTCCTGGCCGCTGCTGTCGTCCTCGCCGTCGCCGCGTTCGCTGCCATCGTCTCGTACAGCCATATTTTCGAGCTCGGCCGCCAGCATCACCAGGACGGCACCGCCGCCCGGCTGCTGCCGCTGTCGGTCGACGGGCTCATCGCTGCGGCGTCGCTTGTCATGGTCCACGCGGCGCGCAAGAAGCTGCCCGTCCCGCAACTGGCGCGGGCGATGCTCGCGACTGGCGTCATCATGACGGTGGCCGCCAATGTCATCTACGGGATACCGCCATCCTGGATCAGCCCTGTCATGTCGGCGCTGATCGGCGCGGCGATCTCAGCGTGGCCGGCCGTGGCGTTCATCGGCTCTGTCGAGATGGCGGTCAGGTTCGTCCGCGACGCCCGCCAGGATGGCGCGCCGGAGGACGGCAGCGAAGACGGCAATGGCAACGACACGCAGCCGCCACCTCCGCCGCCACCGGACCCGCCAAAAGAGCGACAGCGGAAGCTGTCAGGGCGCGCCAGGGCGGCCGCCATCTTGAAACGCCACCCCGGCCTGGCCGACGCTGAGGTGGCGAAGCGCGCTGGCGTGTCGGAGCGCACCGTCCAGCGCGCCCGCAGCGACATCACAGGGAGCAGGACATGACCGACATCGGCAGGGAATGGGCTGAGCGCGCCAGGAAGGCGCAAGAGGCGATTAATGAGCTGGGAGCCGGTCCCGTGGCCGGGAGGCCCGCGCGGTATACCCCGCCGCTGGAGTCCGGGGAGCAGGCCCTCCGCCTGCCGGAGGTCGCCGCGATCTACGCCAAGGCCCGCGGGTCCTCCCGCCCCGGCGCCATGACCGAGCTGAACCTGGCCCTGCTGCTCGCCGCCCTGCATGATGGCGGGGTTACGCTCGGGGCCTACGACGGCCGCAAGGCGCTGTGGCTCGCCGGCTGGGAACCAGAGCTGTGCGCGGCGGTAGCGGGATGGATTGGCCGCGCGCACGCGGCCGGGAGGGAGGATGACGGCGATGGCTGAGCCGAACCGCAGCACGACCGAGCGCGGGTTCACCGTCTACGACGAGTTCACCGACACCTACCGTGATGACGTGCGCATCCAGGAATCCAGTGCAGCCACCGGAGCCAGGGTGTGGATCTTCTGCAATAAGCATGGCTTCCCGCAGGAAAGCGCCTCGCCGCACCTGGACGTGGAGCAGGCGAAGCGGGTCCGGGATGCCCTGGACGCCTTCATCAGGGAGCATGGCGGCGGTGGCTGACGGCATGACCGGCCGCACCTACCTGGAGCGAGGCTGCCCGGTGACCGTGGTCGTCCGCTGGGGACCTGGCGGCGGGCCGCGCAATGTCCTGATCCGCCGGGCGGACGGGCATCTCGTCGTCCGGCCTTTCCGCGGCCTGCGCCGACCCCGCGCGGAGAGAGAGGATGACGCTGACCTGATCGCGTTCGTGAGCGCCCGGCTTGATGAGGACGAACGCATCGCCCGGGAAGCCGCGCGGAAGAGGTATCCGCGCTGGCGCGTCTGGCTCAGGAGGCTCCGTCGTGGCCGCTGAGGCGGATCTCATCAGTTTCATCGCAGCCCGGCTGGACGAGGACGAGGGGGCGGCGAGGCTGGCCGCGCGCGAGGGCGGCACCTGGAAGCAGGATCATCCGGGCAGCGGTGCCGCAATCTCCAGCCTCGGCGGCACTGTGGTCTACGACGAGGGCAGCCCGGACGAGTACCAGGCCGCCCACATCGCCCGCCATAACCCGGCCCGCGCGCTCCGCGAGGTCGCGTTCAAGCAGGCGATCCTGGGCCAGTACCGGACGGCGGCCGGATGGAGCAGCGACAACTGGCCACTTTCGCTGCGCCTCCTCGCTGCCATCTGGAGCGACCACCCGGACTACCGGCAGGAGTGGGCACCGCTAGGATAAGCGCAGGCTGCTCGGCCGCCACCCGCCCCGCTTACCCCCAGATCGGTGATGCTTCCGTGCTGTCCGCCCACGCCTGGGCCGTTATCGGCCTGGTCCTGCTGCCCCTGCTGATCTGGGTGCCGCTGTGGCTGGGTGACGCGGGCCGGGAGCCGCGGAACGAGATCGCCCAGGAGCAGCCACGCGGCGAGGACGACGGCGACCAGGACACGCGGATAGCCGCGTGAGGAGAGGATGGCCTGGTGGACATCTACTACGACACGGAATTTCTCGAGGACGGCCGCACTATCGAGCTGATCTCGATCGGCATGGTCCGCGAGGACGGCGCCGAGTACTACGCGATCAGGGATGCGCCTTGGATCATGCGCGAAGTCGTCAAGCATGACTGGCTGCGCGCGAACGTCTTGCCGTCGCTGCCGGTGCTGCTGTCGTCAGAAGAGCCGCCGCAGTACCGGAAGTGGGATCCGTGGCATCCGGACTATTCCGCAATCAAGCCGCTTGACCAGATCGCCCGTGAGGTCCGTGACTTCATCCTCGCCGCGCCGGATCCCGAACTGTGGGCCTGGTACGGCGCGTATGACCACGTGGTCCTCTGTCAGCTGTGGGGCACCATGATGCACCTGCCGGAGGGCGTCCCGATGTGGACGAACGACCTGAAGCAGGAATGCGAGCGGCTGGGCAACCCGGAGATGCCGCCGATGCCGGGCGTGACGGAGCACAACGCGCTCAGCGATGCCCGCGAGGTGCGGTTCCGGCGTCTGTGGCTAGCGACGCGATGATGTCCGCGCTGTCTCGGACATGCGGCTAGCCGTGTGAGAAGGTGATCCGCGTGAGGATGCTCGCCCCTGTGCTGGGCTGGCTGCGCCGTCCGTTCGACCGGTGCCGCGTCGACGGCCGGCGGATCTTCACCAAGCACGGTTACGACCTGTGCCGCAAGCACGGTGACCGGGCGAACTGTGAATGGTCCGGCACCGCGCCCGGACATACGGAAACCGGCCCGGGGGCGTGATGCCTCCCGGGCCGGTTTCATTTTCCTTGGCCTCAACCGGCCTGGAAAATCCTGGATCAGGTTATCAGTCCGTCCCGGCGGGTTACGCCTTGAGGCTCTCGTCGCTCACGTCAGTCGACCCAGAACCTGATGCCCTTGGGCAGCGGCGCGGAGGCGGGCTGGGTCCCGGAGTGGAGCGCGTTCTCGTACGCCGCCAGCTGGTCGCCGAATGTCCCGAACCGGACCGCCGTCATCCGCAGCAGCGCGGCGGGGGGTACGCCCAGCTTTGCGGCGAGCTGGGCGAGCGAGAACATGCCGGCGGTGACGTACTCGCCGCGGAACTTCGGCGGTGGAGCGGTGACATGCGGCCGTGGCCACTGCCCGAAGTCGGCAGCGGCGCCCTCGTGCACGTCGACGTCGACGCCGCCCAGCGCGGTCGCCCCCGTCTGGTACAGCTGCGCACGGTGGTCACGCTGGCCGCCGGACCAGGCGATCGTCTGCCAGCCCAGCGTGATCAGCCCGGCGTCGAACAGCCGCTTCACCACGTAGTACCCGCCGTACCCGCCGATCTGGTGGGCCGGCTTGACGGCATGGATGGCCTGGAAGTACTTCCCCACCGGGCCGAGCTTGGCCAGGGCGTTGCCGGGAGTGTCGGGCAGTGCCGGGGCGTAGTCGGGGACGTCCCAGTCGGCCGCGTAGTAGACACCCACGCCCGCGGGGGCACCGAGCTCGGCGACCTGGGTGACAGCCAGCCTGCCGTCCGCGGTTCCCTGCGACGCGCCGTGCGCCGGGGCGTCGGCCGCGTACTCGAACGCGAGGAACACGGCGATGCCGAGGGATCTCAGCTCGCCTGCTTCCTCTTTGGAGATGTTCTTGCCGATGGAGGCGCGGCCCGGGACGCTATCCCATCCGATGTACCGGCCGACTGCGGTCACCCCGGCCGCTTTGAGGGCGACCGCCGGCGGCCGCGCCACTGAGTAGTCGATGATCACTCGGGTTGCACTCCTCGCTGGCGTTGTGCGTATCGCCGCTTTGCCTCGGGCCAGGCAGTAACAGTAGAGCGCTGTCCCGCGTTCGATATACTGTACGAAAAGACCCCCGCGACGAAGCCCTTCGTCCGGGGGCGTGGCACCACGATTGGAGTCGTGATGCAGGATAAGCCTAAGTCTTTGTCTGGCTGGCAGAAACGGCAACTACGCGTTGCGCGAGGACTCCCGCCGTTTACCGCCCGGGAAGCGGCGGCAGAGAGCGCGCGCAACGCACGCCGCGCCGGGCAGCGCGCGGCGGCCAACTCCCAGTTCTTGACTGAACTCAAACTGGCAAGCGGGTGTGTGGACTGCGGATACAACGAACATCCTGCTGCGCTCGACTTCGATCACCTGCCAGGGCAAGTCAAGCACCGGGGCCTAGCGCGCATGCTGACCGTGACCCGTAGCACCCTGCTTGCCGAGGTAGCGAAGTGCGAAATCGTGTGCGCGAATTGTCATCGCATCCGGACCTGGAAGCGTAGGAATTCCGAGTCCGGCAACTAACACTGCCGGGCCGCTTATGTAGTCACCTTAGCCGGGGGGTCTGACAATTCCGCCGCCGCGGGTTCTGCCGTTTCCGCAGGTCCCTGCGCGTGGCGGCGTTTCCGCGGGTGGTTCCGCAGCAGGTAGCCCGGGCTCGTGTTGGTGCAGCCGGCGGGCTTGCCGCAGCAGCCGGTGTCCCGCGCCCAGGCCGGGCCGAAGCGGAAGCTCACGACATGGTCGCCGGCCATCAGGTGCCGGCTCCCGCCGCGGCCGGTGGCGGTGGCGTCGCGGCCGCGGCGGGAGGCTCAGGGGGCGCGGGGTCTGGCTCGGGGGGCGCGGGCGTCCGGCTCATGCCGCCGCCGTACGCCTTGACGGCCGCGGCGATCTGCCGGTAGGCCTCAGCGTTCAGGCCGCCGGCGGCGTTCACCGTGATGACGGGCGGGCCCGCGCCCGGCCGGCTGGTGTGCCTGGCCAGGTAGCCCGCGCCGAACGTCAGCAGGCCCGGCACGATCGCGTAGGTCCAGGACGTCACCACGTCAGGCACGTCGCCCTTGAATACGTACCTGCCGAGAGCATAAAGCGCCAGCCCGGATACCGCGGCAGCGGCGGTGGAGGCTTTCACCTTGGTCTCTACTGGCGTGACCATGACTGGCCCCTCCTCAGCTGACCGGCAATTTATAAAAGGCGGCCCACTTCGCGAACGACGGGTCCGGCGGCCCGAGCCGGCCGGGGCACCCGGCCCGGTGCCAGGCGGTCCGCGCGTCGGAGATGATCGTGACCCCGAGCCGCGACGGCCTGGCCCCCTTCGGCAGGGTCAGCGGCGCCGTCCCCAGGTCCGCGTCGAACTGGCACAGGGCGCGGGCGCGGGCGTTGGTCGCGTTAACCACTGCCGCGGTCCACAGGAAGCCGGTCAGGGCGACGGCCATGGTCACGGCGGACAGGACCACGAACGCGCGGGCGGCGCCGCGGGTCATCGGGCTGAACGGGCCGGGCCGCGGGTCACTCACCGGCGGCCTCCGAGGAGGACCCAGAGGGCGAGGATCCAGGCGGCGGCGATGGCGGCGAGGAACGCCCATCTCGCCCAGGCGTGCTGCCAGACAGGAGGGCCCTGGCGTGGGACGCCACGCTCGGGACCGTCAGCGCCAGGCCGGTAGCCAGGAGGATATCGCTGGGAGAAGGGGCAAATACCTGGCTGATGATCAGGATGATGCCGGTGCCGGTCAGCAGGACGTCCTTGGCTGCCTGCCATGCCAGGTCCCATCGCTGCGAGCTCCAAGACACCCCGCCCCGCTCTCTTCCGTGTCGCGCCCCCGCTCAGGGGCCTAGCCGGTCCTGCGTTCCCACCGCGGCGGCGGCCCGTCATCCCGGCCTGTCCACCTGGCCTGCCAGGCGGCTGCGCAGGCTGCCGTCCCGCACGTTCTTCCGGGTCTCGCCCGTGTCCGGGTCAACGGCGTCCAGCCAGGCCGCGGCCCGCTCCCACGGCCCGCAGTACCGGACGGCGAACAGCAGCCGCCGGTCCGGGGCGTCGCAGGCTTTCACGCGCCGACTTGGCCCGCCCAGACCGGGCGCTGCAGGTACTCGATAGCAGCCTGAAGCTGTCCGATGTCGTCATTAAAGAGCCCAAGCCCGAGGTTGTGCTTATCGCAGAGCAGCCCGCGTATGCATTTGCCGCAGGACTTGATGCCAGGACAGCAACTGTGATCATGGTCTACACGCAAGTTCCTGCCTCCTTCTTCCGGCTTAGCCCCGCATACTGCACACCCGCCGTTTTGCGCTTCCAGGAGCGCGTCATGCTGCTCAGCCGTGATGCCGTACTGCAGAAACCGCCTGTTCGCACGGTTGCGCCGTGAATAGAGCCGGTTGTACTCGCGGCGCTCCTCACGGTGGGACTCGCGGTAACGTCGCGTGTACTCGCGATACTTCTCCGGGTCCCGCGCATAGTCCTCACGCTGCCGCGCAGCTATTTTCCTGCGATTCGCCTCGCGGGAACGCTGAGCTGAATCCTGTGCTCTCTCTGGATTCTGCTCGACCCAGCGCTTGACGTAGCTGTTCTGCTTCTCGCGGTATTCGGGGTCCTCGCGCCGCTTCCGCTGCCACTCACGGGCGTAAGCCCTCTGCTCTGGAGTCCGGGTCACAGCTACATTCTATAATGATTATGAGCCTACTTGCCCGGCCCATACTTCCGAAAGCTGCTGGTTGAAGTTGTACGCCGGGGTCTGCGCGGCGGTGCCGAAGTAGACGCCGGCGACGGTGTTGAGGTAGGAGATCATGGACAGGGCGAACGCCGCGTCGCTGATCCCGCCGGGGTTGGCCGGGTTGGCCGTGTTGCTGTACCCGATGGACTGCAGGTAGGCCAGGCCGGCGCCCTGCCCGTTGACGGACAGGTTCAGGTTGGAGATCCGCTGCATGACGTCGCGGAGGTTCACCGCCAGGGCGGTGATGATGTTGTCGATCTGGCTGCTGCCGATGGCGGCGCCTACTGGCATGGCTCACATCCTCCTGGCGGGCTTGCTGCGGTACGCGGTGAAGGCGGCGCCGGTAGCCGTGCCCGACCACTTGGCCCTGACTTCCAGGGTGTGATTCGCGGTGGTGTCAAAGGCCGTGGAGCCGGTCTGCCCGCCGAGCGTGACCACGCCTGAGGCGCCGCCGCCGCCACGGTTCTGCAGCCACCACATCGTCCCGTCTGACGTGGTGATCGCGGTCGCCCCGGCGCCGCTGCCCAGCAGGCTCATCCGGTAGACGACGCGGAACCCGAACCCGTTGCCCAGGCCGACCCCGGTGAACCATGACCCGCCGACGGTCTGCTGGGAGATGTTGACGCCGTCAAGGAACAGCGCGATGTCCATCCCCGGGGACCCGGCGCTGTAGACGGTGCCCTGCCCGCTGGCCTCGATCTCGTACTCGCTGGACTGGGCGCCCTCGCCGGCCTTGTAGTTCAGTGCGGGGCCGATGGCGGTGAAGGTGGTGTTAGCGCCGATCGAGAACTGGGCGACGTTGACTTCGCTGCGCTCGATCACCGCGTCCGCGCCTGCCGAGTTCAGGTACCGGGGCCGCCCGGCCGTGGAGCTGTAGAACGAGCTGGCACCGGACACCGCCGACGGGGCGGACCCCTGGTTGTCCAGCACCAGGCCGCCGGAGTGGACTTCCAGGCCCTGCGCGAACGCGTTGGTGAACCCGTCGGTGCCGGACGCGCCAGACCAGGAGCCGATCAGGTTCCCGGCCGCCGGGGATCCTGAGTAGACCAGGATCTCCCCGGACGTGCCGTCCGCGATGATGGTCGCGCCCGTGATGGTGGTGCCGTCGACGATGCCCGCGATGATGGTGCCCGCGGCGATCAGGCCCGCGGTGATGCTGGAGGCGGTCAGCACGGATGAGGCGGTCCAGGTGATCGGCACCCAGGCGCCGTTCTGCCACTGGTTGACCTGGTTCCCGCCGGAGGTGTTGACCCAGGTGTCGCCGTTCTTCCCGCCGTTGACGGTCCCGGCGGACATGACGCCGCTGGCGTCCGGGGTGAAGTGGATGCTGACGTTGCCGCCGGACGGGGGGTCCAGCGAGGTCACGGTGAACGGCCCGCCGAGCCCCCCGGAGTTCGTGAACGTGTCCCCGGCGCTGATCGGCAGGGCCTGGTCCTCGGTGCAGGTGAAGTAGGTGGCGTCCGCCGGGACGCCCGATACGGCGAACGACCAGTCGTACGGTGTCGCCGCGGAGATGAACGAGGTGACCCCGCCGACGGACCGGGCGCTGATCGTGGCCGCCAGGGCGCTCCCGCCGACGGAGCCGGGAGGAAGCTGGGAGCCGGACACGCTGCTGCCCACCGCGGACCCGGCGGCGACCGCCCCGCCGGGCGCCTGCGTGACGGAGAACACGCCGGGGCTGAAGCCGGTCTCGAACGGCACCTCGGGGATCGTGTTGAACACGATGGTCCACGAGACGGGGCCGATCGTCTCGGAGTATCCCCAGGCCAGCTGCTTGGATGTGGCGGTGCCGCCCATCGTCGCGGGGACGTTGGTGACCTGCAGGTAGTCCCCGATCCGCAGGCCGGGTACCGACGCGAACAGGGGCGCGGCCTGGGCGCGGGCCATGTTGATCATGACGGTGGGGTAGCGGACGTCGTCGACGGTGCCGGTGAACAGTTTCTGCTGCGCGATGGCGTTGACCTGCGCGTGGCTGCTGGCGTTGGCCTGCGCTGACCCGGCGTACACGCCGACCCCGTTCGGGACAGCCAGGACCGAGATGGCGCCTGAGGTGAGCGTGGCCTGCGCGACGTACCCGTCGGCGTTGGTGACGGTCCACTGGTTTTTGATCAGCTGGTCGTCGTAGGTCGGGGTCAGCGGCGCGGTGCTGTCGCCGAGCACCCCGCCGGCGTAGTTCAGCACGACGGGGCTGCCCTGGTTCTGCAGGGAGATCAGGGTCCGGTAGCCGAGGCCGAACTGGTCCCGGGTCTCGTACAGCAGCCCCCCGTCGGTGTCCTCGATGGACTGCAGGATGGCCGCGAGGGTGTCGTCGGCCTGCGGGCCCATCGCCGCCGACGTCGACCCGATCACCGTCGTCGCGATCCCGAACTCACCGCACACCCGGGTGAACCGGTCGACGGCGAACTCCCCGGCGAACCCGCCGAGCGCCGCCGCGGCCGTGGTCAGGGACGGCACCGCGTAGAACACGCCCAGCTGCCCGCCGGCGGTGTCGGCGAGGCGGCCCTGCCCGTTCAGGAACACCTGGGTGACCGCGGCGATCGCCGACGTGGCCCGGGTGCCCGTCACCTGATCCAGGACGGCCCCGGCGCCGGGCTTGATGATCCGCAGCGCCCAGTTGATGCTGCCGCCGGACGGGGTGACCTCCACCGACACCAGGACCGGGGTGCCGTTGACCTTCGTCGTGACCGTGCCGGACAGGACGGAGGAGCCGCCGGCCGTGCTGGTGTACCCGTGGATCTGCAGCTGGTTCCCGGCCAGCGACACGTCGTACCGCTTGACGGTGGCGGACGGCGAGAAGATCTTGCACACCTCGGCGCCGCCGGCGAACGTGGCGCCGGTGCTGTCCCCCGCCGCGGGGACCGACAGCGCGAACCGGACCACGGTGTTGGTCGGCGTCGCCGCTGAGGAGACGTTCGCGGTGATCCGCGCGCCGTTGAACTGCGGCAGCGCATCAGACCCGGCGAAACTCGTGCCGTCTGCGGCGAAGGAGGGGGTGCCGGCGATCGTGGCGGCCGCGCCGGCGCCGATCTCGGTGACGAACACCGTCGAGCTGTTGCCGTCTTCCATCGCCCAGGCCGTCGCGGGGACGCTGGTGCCGGTCAGCTGGTTCAGGTACCGGGTGTAGGGGGAGCCGATCGGGGTGGAGGACTGGGAGATGCGCCGCCAGATCCCCGACGCGGTGACGGACACGTACGTGTCGCGGCCGCTGACGTTCGACGCGGGCGGCCAGGAGGAGATCTCCCCGGCGAACCGGTATCCGCTGTAGACGTTGCCGGCCGGGGCCATGGACGCGTCGTCGAGGAACACGGCGGTCCCGGCCGGGGGGTTACCGCCGATCGTCGGCCCGTACTCGCCGGACGCGGCGGTAGCCGGCGCCGTGCCCGTCACGGTGTAGAACTGCCACGCCCCGGCGGCCAGCGCGGCCGTCGTGCCCGAGGAGGTGGACAGGTACGCGCCGCCGGCGGTGTACCAGTCGATCGCGAAACCGCAGTTGCCGTACCCGGCGGCTGAATACATCCAGCCGCCCGCCGTGTAGGAGGCCCCGGCGGTGACCGGCGCGCTGGCAGCCAGGGACGGCCGCACGATCGCCTGGGCGGGCGTGCCGGTGACGGTCAGCAGCCCCGATTTCGTGCCGGAATGCGCCTGGGCACTGGACTGGGCGAACGTCGCCGACGTCGGCACCCAGGCCGCGACGCCGGTCTCGAATGTTCCGTCAGCCGTGCCGAGAGACGGCGCGGACTGGGCGTTGACCGACACGCGGACCTGGCAGTTCCGCACGATGTTCGGGTAGTAGGCCCCGGCGGCGTTCTTCGGGGTGAACCGGCCGTCGGTGTTCTTCAGGGTCAGGGTCAGCTGGGTGGCCTGGATCCCGGACGACTCGTCCGCCCGGCCCATGCCCGTGATCTGGGCGTTGTCCCGGACCATCGCGTAGGCGGTGATGTCGGTCCAGACGCCGGCCAGGTTCAGTTCGACCTTGGCGCCGAGGGGGTTTGGGGGACGCCCGGGAAAGACGCTAATGGCAGCTCACCCCCGCCCGGGTAGAATCGACCCGGCCACCGGCTACCGTCCGAACGCGGCCTGCACGCTGCCGCCTCCCTTGATCCTGACGTTCTCCCGGATCCACTTCAGCAGGAACGCGTCGAAGCCGCCGTGCCCGGAGCCGGTGATCTCCAGGCGGACGACTGCCGCGCCGCCGCGCCCGGCGGGGGCCAGGGGCTGGACCCGCACGCGCTCGGGACCGCGCTCGCCGACGCCGATGACCGCCGGGTGCCGGAATACCGCGTCGAGCCCGGATCCGTACCAGTGCGGCGAACGCGACTGCCAGTCGGCCCAGGCGGTGGACGGGCTGCCGTACGCCGACCGGATGTAGGCCAGGCCCCAGCGCATCTGGGTGACCGGGTTGGTCCGCCAGTCCGCCCCGGCCGCGGCCATCTTGTAGCCGGGGTCGGCCTGCGGGATGCCGTACGCGGGCGAGGTGGGGTTCTGCGCGTTCCACCGCCACCCGCTCTCCCCTGTCCACAAGTTCAGCAGCGGCGGCCAGTTCGACAGCCCCCACCCGTAGATCCCCGACGCCAGCTGAGCGCGGGCCCACGCCTGCGCCGCCGCGGCGGCCGGGCCGACCGACCCGCCGCCGGGAATCAGCGCGAAGCCCAGCGCGGCGTTTGCCGCCGCGCCTACCGCGGCTTTCAGCCGGGCGTACTCGGCGCGCAGGAATCCCGCCTCGGCGGACCGGGCGAAGTCGTATTCCCGGCCGGCTGCCCACGGGACCGTCCCGGCGATCCCGCCGGAGGCCATCCCCGGCACGCCCATCGCCTTCAGTACCGGCGCGAAACGGCGGGTCCGCTGCTTGTCCACCACGGCCTCGCCCGATTCGAGCAGCGTCAGGTGCTGGTCGCCGCCGCCGAACCCGGGCAGCCGCCCGCCGCTGGCCAGCCCCCGCAGCGAGAACCCGCCCGAGCTGATCGACGCGGCGACCTTCTGGGTGAACGTCATCCCGCCGGACCCGGACGCGTGCACGCCGACGTTGACCGTCTTGCCGTGCATCCGGTCGATCGAGGCCTGCAGGCCCTGCACGCCGCCGGAGACCTTGCCGAGCTCGCCGCGCAGCGGTATCAGGTTCTGGGTGCGGATCGCGTCCGAGCGCGCCCCGGCCGCCCGCAGCGCGTTCAGCATGGTGCCCTGAATGGTGCCGGCCAGCCCCTGGATGCCGCCGGTGACCTTGCCGAACTCTCCCTGCAGCGGCACCAGGTTCCGGGTGCGGAGGTTGTCGGCGGAGCGCCCGGCCGCGGCGAGCGAGTCGCCGACCGACCTGCTGCCCTGCGCCGACCTGCCGGTGATCTGCCCCCAGGTCTGATTCCAGGACCCCGACAGGAACCCGGTGAACTTGCCCCAGGACCCGGACAGGAACCCGGTGGCCTTGTTGAGGAACCCGCCGACCGGCTGCCCGAAGTGGGTGGTCATCCAGGCTTCCAGGCCGCCGAACGTGAACGAGTGCAGCAGTGACGTGGACCACAGGTGCCCGTCGGCCTGGAACTGGGCGTTCAGCCGCCCGGCGAACGACCCTGCCGGGGACAGCGTGTCCCCGGCCGCGCGGATCAGCGCCCCGGCCACCACGCCGGCCAGCGCCGGGGACAGTGCGGCCCGGAACGCGGCGACGAACCCGCCGCCCGCTGCCGTCCCGCCCGCCGCGCCGGCCCCGGCCGACCCGGCTGCACCTCCGGCCCCGGCGGCGGCACCTCCGCCGGCCATCGCCGCGCGGATCTCCGCCGCCGCGGCAGCGCCACCGGAGACCATCGCGGCGCGGATTTCCGCCCCGGCTGCCGCGCCGCCGCCAAGGTTGATCAGGCCACCGGACAGCCATTTGACCGCCGGGCCGACGATTTGCAGCCCGACTTTCAGGACGCCCAGCTTGGACAGGATCAGCGCCGCCCCGGCAACCTCGGTCAGCGGCTTCGCTACCGCCGGGGGAAGCTTTGCGACCCACCCGAGGAAGTCAGAGATGATCTTCAGTTCCAGCGCCCCGCCCGAGGTCAGGCCCGGCGCCAGGGCCTTCAGCGCCCCCCCGATGTTCCGCAGCAGCCCGCCGACGGCCGGGCCGTTCTTAGAGAACCACTGCATGAACCTGGTGATGTCGTCGGAGGCCTTCTTGCTGCTGGCCCACGTCAGCACGGCGGGACCGAGACGGGATATCCAGCCGACCGCCTCGCGGATCAGCGGGTCGGCCTTCGGCAGCAGGATCATGAACGACTTGACCAGGTCGATGATCGTGCTGCCCCCGGCGGACACCGCCGCCGACCCGGTGCTGCCGATGAAATCCCGGAACCCCCGGAACGCGGAGGAGTTGATGAGGTGATCGAACTGGGTGCCGAGGCCGGCGATGACCGGGGACACCTTGCCGATGACGGGCGGCAGGTTCTTCGTCAGGCCGGTGACGGACTTCAGCCACGGCTGCAGCGCCCCGGCCACGACGGGGGTCTGCGCGGCCTTCACCTTGTCCCACGCGGACGCCATGTCCCCGAGCTGCCTGGACAGGGCGATCTGGGCGGGGGACATGCCCGCGTAGGCCTTGGCGATGGCGACCTGCTCGGCCTTGTAGGCGACGGACTTCTTAGTGCCGTTGGCGATGGCGATGGTGTAGTTGTCCTGCGCCTTGGCGACCGCCTGCGCGGCCTTCTGCGCGTCGCCCAGGACCGGCTTGGCGACGGCGCCGAACGCGGACAGGGCCAGCCCCCCGGCGATGAACGCGCCGCCCAGCCCGGCCGCGGCCCCGGCGGCAACGCCGGCCAGGGTGGTCATGGCGGGGGCGAGGAGCAGCGCCGGGCCCAGCAGTCCCGGGTTCAGCTTCAGGCCGCCCAGCGCCTTGCGCAGCCCTCCGCTGCTCTTGGTGGAGTCCTTCATCGCGTCGTCGAGGCGGCGGATCGCGGCGTCCGCGAGGACCGCCCGCGCCGCGACCCGGTCCTCTGCGTCCCCGGTCTGCCGGAGGGCCTTCGCCAGGATCGCCGACTCGGCGGCGGTGCGGTCTTCTTTTTTCCCGAGCTTCTCGATCGCGTCCGAGAGCACGCGGGCACCCCGCGCGGCCAGGACGGTGTTGTCCCCGAGCTTGCGGACGTCGCCCTGGAGCTGCCCGGCGCCCCGGCTCAGGAAATCAAAGGTGATCGAGGCCGCCACGGATCACCCGCCTCCCGTCCGCTTGCGTTCCTGGTACCAGTTTGGTACCGTCCGGGTATCACCTAGAGAGGACCGTCATGGCAGATTGGATCCGCGAAGGTGCCGCAGACCGTTCTGCGGCCCGCATCGCTCCCACGCGACACCTTCTAGTTGAGACAGGCGACGGGTGGCTGATGTGGTGCAGTGGCGGCAAAGGCCATTCCCAGACGCCCGTGCTCGGCAACAGCAGGTTCTGCCGCGAATGCGTGCGCTTGGCGAACGACGCGATCGCCGATGAGACCTTGAACCCGGACGACGTCCAGGGATGGCCTGTCGAGGTCGGCACCCGATGACCTACACGACCAACATCCGGCTCGACGACGACCTCGCCGAAGCCGTCAAGACATACGCCAAGGCCAGCGGCGGCATCAGCATCGCCGACGCCATCCGTCTCCTGATCGCCAAGGGACTGACACAGAAGCCATGACCGCAGTCGTGATTATGTACCTGCTCGTATGGGCGCCCCTCGTCCTCGCCGGGCGGGCGCTCGGCAGGCGGTGGGACAACCCCGGCGCCGGGTTCTGGCTGCCCGCCCTGCTCGGGGCGCTCGGCTTCGCGGTGTTCATCGCCGTCGCCATCGCCGACGGCGCCGCCCGTCAGTCGCCGCCCGGATCCTCGATGTAGTCGATCAGGGCCTCGAAGTCTTCGACGCTGAGCTTTTCGTCGATTTCCCACGGGCGGATCCCGAGGCGTTCGGCGAAGACCCCGATGTACCGGTGCCGGTCGTGGATGTGCCATCCGGGGCCGGGGATTCCCCCGGGGTCGTAGGGACCGCGGCGGCCTCTTCCCGCGCGGCCTCGACCGACTCGGCCATCGACTGGATCATCTCCTGCAGGTCGAAGTCGGTCTTGCCGTCGAGCAGGTCGGCGTACGCGGTGCTCACGTCCCGCCCGTCGCGCCGCCAGATGAGGCAGGCCAGCATGCAGAACGCCTTCGCGGACCCGGCTTCGAGGTCGGCCTGCCATTCGGCGTACCTCCGCTTGTAGACGTCCTCGATCCACAGGGCCTCGGACATGGGCTGCTTCGACCCGTCGTAGTCGAACGTCTCGCCGGCCACTGTTACTTTCAAGTTCAGGCTCCCTTACGTGTCGCCCTGGCGGCGACGTCTTCCAGCGCCCGCTCGATCTCCGCGCGGACCCGCGGCCCGGCAGCTTCGGCGGGGCCGGTGAACCAGCCCGGCTGCACGGACGGCTCCTCCTGCGTACGCCACACCCCCCGGTCACCGAAGACAGGGTGGGTGAGCCGGCCCGCGTCGAGGTTGCGGAGCTTCCGGGCCCGGCCGCTGATGGTCTGCCCGGTGATGGCCACGCCGGGGTCCCGCTCGTTCGTGCGGACGTTGACACCGAGGCGCAGGTCCGCGTCCAGGGTCGCCGCGTACCGGTCCGGGAGCCGCGGTATGAGGCCGGCGCGGATCTCGTCCTGCACCGGGTCAACCGCGTCGCGCATCGCCCTGGTGACCTCCCGGACGAGCTCGGTGTCCCCGGCGCGGCGCAGCCGGAAAGCGAGCGCCTCCAGCTCCGCCGCCGCGTCAGCCAGCCCCGCCATCACGCCTCCCTGGATTGTCGCTGCCTGCGGATACGATTGGATGCAAAGGCCCCGCGAGCGGGAGTGCGTCAACACTCAGACGCCCCGGGGCGTGGCCGACGCTACTGAGGAGCGCCGACATGGGCCAGAATACAGACCGCGTGTGCGTCCAGTGCGGACGCGGCTTCCGCGGCCAGACGAGGAAGTGCCCCCCCTGCCGGTATGTCGAGCGGCAATGCTCCACCTGCGCCGAGACGTTCACCGGCCGCTACCGCCAGTGTGACGACTGCCGCCAGCCCCGCAAGGCATGCCTCGTGCCAGGCTGCGCCAATCCCAAGCTTCCCGGCCGAGGCTCCAAGGTCTGCCAGCAGCACCGCGACGACACAAACGAGCGCAAGCTACAGAGATTGCGAGAGCACCACCGTCTGACCAATGGCATCTGCCAGATGCCAGAATGCGCCGAGCCTAAACTAACGGGACGCGGACATAAATACTGCGCCCCGCATAGCGCCGATGCCGTCAAGGGCAGCCCGGCCTACCGGGAGCACTCCAGCATCATGCAAGTGCGGCGGCAACGCGAACAGCGCCTCGGCGTGACTCACGACAAGTACACGGCACTGCTTGAGGAACAGGCTGGCGTCTGCGCGATCTGCGGCAACAGCAGGCGGCGGGCGCTAGCCGTCGACCACGACCACGTGACCAGCGCAATCCGCGGCCTGCTCTGCGACCGGTGCAACCCCATGCTCGGCTACGCCCACGACAGCATCGCCATTCTTGAGGCCGCCATTGAATACCTGAAAAGGAATCAGGTATTAATGCCACCCCATTGGGTATAGCGGACCACGGGACCGGCTGCTGCCCAGGTGGCTTTAAAATTAACGGGACCTGAAACGGCACCGTCAGCGGAAAAATCACAAAGCACGGTGCCATAAAAGTACGACGAGGGGTCGTTAGTTGCGTCCCAGTAGAGGTAGAAATTTCGAGGAAGTCCGTCGCTGGCGGCGACGTAGGTCTGGGATGTGCCCGCGTCGAGGAATCCGGAGAAGTCGCCTGAGGCGTCCGGGAGGCCTCCGACGTAGACCTTGTTGGGGTCCCCGAAGGCCGTGACCTCGTCTCTGTCGCTGGCCTTGTTGATCGACCAGGCTGCCTGGAACGGCAGCGGCGCCGCGGCGGTGCCGGTGGTCAGGCCCAGGTAGATCTGCGCGTTCCGGCCGTGCCGCCTCGTTGATGGCATTGGCGTGTCTCCCTACATCGTGACGGGCTGCCGGCTGAGCAACCGGAGCAGCTGCCTGGCGTGCTCGGTGAAAGTGCGACCCTGGACTGCGGCCCAGGCTTCGCCTGCTGCCGGGTCGCGCTCGGCCGGGTGGGCGAGCGCCCAGCGGATGAGGTCCCCGGCTTCTTCCGGGCTGGTGAACGACGGCAGCATCGGGAACAGCTCGTCCGATTCCGGCCGCGGGTCGCGGGCAAACCACAGGCCGCACGCCGCTTGCTCGATTTCGCGGGGGCCGCAGGCGACTCCCTCGCCCTCG